TAAACTAACAAACCCACCATATTCAGTAGAACCTACTCCTATATATCAAGTTGATATGGAAAATGGCGTGCTAGGTAAAGCTAACAATAACGGTACTATTATTGTAAATAAAGATGCTCCTGTAGAAATGCAGAAAGAGATTATTGCTCACGAGATGGTTCATATAAACCAAATGCGTAGAGGTGATCTTGATTACGATGATGATAATGTATACTGGAAAGGTAGAGTGATACCTAGATCTAGTATAAAAGAAGGCGCGAAGAATTTGCCTTGGGAAAAAGAAGCTTGGAAAGTAAATAAAAAATTTAGATGAAAACTTCTAAAAAAGGATATTTAAAAAATAGCCCCGATGTTAACAAACCTCAGAATATAATACCTGGGAATAAAATAACAATGAAGGGAGTCGATTTTAAGGTTTTAGGAACTGACGACAGGGGTTATACTAAAATAATGTATCCTGGTTATGATTATATATTTCCTGGCGCAAAATATGTAATAGAAAAACCGCTTAAATAGTGTAATAATACTATTATAACAATTAAATTTAATACAATGAAAAATACAATTTTAGCTATTGCTTTTTGCTTTAGTACGATTAATGCATTTGCACAAACAGTATTTGATGGAAATTGGATAGATATAAATTCAAACCATATTATAACAATAGAATCAAACGAATACCGCGTAGATAAAGTTTGGAATAATAATCCATTGTTTGATATTAATGTAGAAGAGCAATTAATAAAAACAAAAAAATATAAATTAATTACACGTTTATTTGATGAAATAAATAGACATACTATAAAAAAAACATATACTTTTATCAACAAAAACACTCTACTTTGTAGATTTAAAAATAATAGTATAGATAAAAAAATTACTTACGTAAGACAACCAAAAACAATTATTAATAATTAAAAACTAAAAAAATGGCAAAAAAACCACAACATTTTGCACCAGCACAAATGAGTAATAAAGCAGTTAGCTATATGGCGGCTGGTAGTGTAGCGCATCAAGTAGCTGATTTCGAGACGCAAAAACAAACTGCGCTAGACAAAATCAAAAAAAATAAACAAGCCAAAGAAAGACAAATGTTGACAGCTCGTCAACAAACAGAACTAGATTCTTTAAATCTTGTTAGTCAAGGGCAAGGCAGAAGAGCTCAGGAATTATACGGAACACAATTTTTATCGCAAGGTGGCGGTCGATCTAATATAGGCGATTTTAGCGAAGAAGGCAAAAAGAAATTTTCTGAGTTCTACAAAGCCGCAAAATAAATATTTAAATATTAATGCCAAACAAACCTTTTAAAGAAACTAAAGTTGGGAAGTTTATATTAGATAAGCTTCCTGGCTTTGTTTCAGGTGCATTACCGGATAAAGGTGTTTTGGGCGTTGTTAAAAATCTTATAGATAACGATCCTAAAATAACTCCTGAAGAGAAAGCACAAATGCATAAAGAGCTTGTACAATTATACGAGCTTGAAGTTGCAGACCGTGATTCAGCAAGAAAACGCGAAGTTGAAAAAGCTAAAACTGGTGGGTTTGATTTAATGTTTAACCTAACTGGTTTAACTGGCTTAACCGCTTTTGCGTTTATTATATATGCCATAGTGTATTTAGAAATACCAGAAAATAATCAAGAGGTATGGATACACTTAATTGGTATATGTGAAGGTATTGTACTTTCTATATTTGGTTACTTCTTTGGCTCCGCAATAAGGAAAAATAAAGATTAATAAGTGACTATAAAATAGTAAATTAACTCAAATTAAATTAAATGGCAAATACAATTACAGCTGAAGAGCTTGAACTTATCAAAAAACAGCAGGCGGAATTAAATAACGCGGTTGCTAATATCGGAGTTTTAGAAACTCAGAAACATTCACTATTACATCAAGTTGCCGATATGAACGGTAAGCTTGAGGAAACTAAAAAAGCTTTAGAGGACAAATATGGTTCTATTAGTATCAACCTAGAAACTGGTGAGTACGAAGAAATTAAAGCTGAAGAAAAATCTGAGTAATGTCTGCTGTTATAAGAAAAATCAGCATTGGTTCTGATTATAAAAACGATGCAATGCACTATGCGTTAGGCCAACAGGTTTATGGCGGTCATGAAATATCGCATATATTATTTGAAGACCAAGACGGTTCTTATAACATATTTATAAAGAAAAACGGCGAGGTATTGCCATGGAAGAAATTTAACTCTAACATGGCAGTATCCGTTGAATATGATTTAGAATATTAATGAGAAGCGTTTTTGACTTTATAATAAAACCTTCAAACAAACGATATGACAACGAAGTTTCTATAAACGGAAACAATCTTATTTTAAACTCTGGTATAGAAGATCATAAGTTCGTAAGTAGAGAAGCAATTGTAATAGCAACACCAACAGCTTTTAAAACAGATATAAAAAAAGGTGATACAATAATTATTCATCATAATGTTTTTAGAAGATATTACAATCACCAAGGCGTGCAAAAAGATAGTAGTAGACTATTTAATGATAACGAGTTTGTTTGCGGTATAGATCAAATATATGCTCGTAAAGATGGTAATAGTTGGAAAACAATTGGCGAAAGATGCTTTATAATGCCTATAAAAAATAATGATCCCTGGTCATTAGAAAAAGAGAGAAAGAATATAGGTATAGTCAAGATTGGTAATAAGACGCTAGAGACGCTAGAAATAAACGAGGGCGATCTAGTTGGCTTTAAATCTAACAGGGAATTTGAGTTTTTGATTGATGGTCAAAGACTTTATTGTATGGAATCAAATGATATATTAGTGAAACATGAGTTCAAAGGAAACGAGGAAGAATATAATCCAAGCTGGGCGGAAAGCAGTAGATGAGCTTATTAAAGTAGCAGAAGAAAAAATAATCACAAACACAGATGATGATGTTTCTGCTGATAGGCTTAAAAACGCTGCTGCAACTAAAAAGCTAGCTATATTCGATGCTTTTGAAATATTAATGCGCATCGAAGAAGAGGAGAATACCTTAAAATCTGAGGACAATAAAACTGAACAAAAAACGTTCAGAGGTTTTGCTGAAGGAAGATCTAAGTAATGTACGAGCAAACTTTAGTAAGAACAGTACATGATCACATTAAACCATCTATATTAAAAAAGAATAATAGATACAAAAAATGGGAGTACGGATATGATCCTGAGCATGATGTAGTTATTATTAGTAAAGATGGTACAATAGGTGAGATCATAGAAATACAAAATTTAACTATAGCTTTACCAGCTATTCCTGAAAATGTGTACGCTTGCTCCGATAAACAAGAAGAGCAAATGTGGCAAAAACTTGATTACCCACAAGAGTTAGATAAAATTAAAAGTAGATTTGAGTGGGAAAGATTTCCATTAAGTTTCAAGGAAAAATGGTATGATTACATAGATAATGAGTTTACAAAAAGAGATGAAGGTTTTTGGTTTTATAACAACGGTACTCCAACTTACATTACTGGTACTCATTACATGTACTTGCAATGGTCCAAGATTGATGTTGGAGCACCAGATTATAGGGAATCAAACAGATTATTCTTTATATTCTGGGAAGCTTGCAAAGCAGACCAAAGATGTTATGGTATGTGCTACCTCAAAAACAGACGGTCTGGTTTCTCCTTTATGGCATCAGGAGAGGCAGTTAATCAAGCGACAATATCCAGCGACTCTAGATTTGGTATATTATCAAAGACTGGAGCTGATGCAAAGAAAATGTTTACCGATAAAGTTGTACCAATATCGATTAACTACCCGTTCTTTTTCAAACCAATACAGGACGGAATGGATCGCCCAAAGACAGAGCTTGCTTATAGAATACCAGCGTCTAAACTTACTAGAAGAAAGTTTGATGATGGAGAAGCAGCGGAACAACTTGAAGGACTTGATACAACTATCGACTGGAAAAACACAGGGGACAACAGCTACGACGGTGAAAAGCTTAAGCTCCTTGTTCACGACGAAAGCGGTAAATGGGAAAAACCAGACAATATATTAAATAACTGGCGAGTAACAAAAACTACATTAAGACTTGGTGCTAGAGTAGTTGGAAAATGTATGATGGGCTCGACTTCTAACGCATTAGATAAAGGTGGAGCAAACTTTAAAAAGTTATACGAAAATTCAGACGTTACTAAACGGAACCGCAATGGACAGACTGCTTCGGGATTATACTCTTTGTTTATACCTATGGAGTGGAATTACGAGGGATTCATTGATGCTTATGGATACCCTGTATTTGAAACACCAACAGGAACAGTCAGAGACGCCAACGGAGATTTAATAAGAGTTGGTGTCATAGAGCATTGGGAAAATGAAGTAGATGGTCTTAGAAGTGACCAAGATGGTTTAAATGAATATTATAGACAATTTCCAAGATCTGAAAAGCACGCTTTTAGAGATGAAACTATAAATTCTTTATTTAATCTAACTAAAATATACGAACAAATAGATTATAATGAAGAAA